TGGAGACGCCGCTCCACGTCGGCCTGCCGCGTGGCCAGCGTCTCGGCCCGACCCTGCGCCGTCATACCCTCGGTTAGCCGATCGCGGACGTCCGGGAACCGCCCCAAAAGCGCCTCGTTGCGGCGCATCCAACTGGCCGCGCCTTCGGGCCGAATACGGCCCTCGCTCGACACCGCGGCGTTGCGGAAGGACCGCGAGAGGTAATCCTCGATGGCCGCGCGCGTCGCCGGGCTGTCGCCGGTTGCCGCTAGCAGATCGCGGGCGGCGACGTCGGCGCGGGGGCCGCCGGATCCCAGCAGCGTTTCCAGCGTCAGTTCTGGCGCCACGCGAGGCTCCGACCCGCCAGCGGTGCGGGCCAACGGCGCGACCCCACCGCCGCGAAAGACCTCGTTCACGTTCTTGCTGTGTTCGCGCGCGACGGCGTAGGGACCGGCCGTCTCTGGCAAGCTGTTCAGCGTGTCCAGCACGTCATCCGCAATCCGGCCAGCGATCCGCGCCTCGTTGCGGCGGCCAGCGTCGCGGGCGGTGCGCTCAATGTCCAGCAGTTCGGAGCGCAGTCCCTGCAACTCGGCTGGCGTGGCCGCAGCGCCCAACCGCTGCGACGCCTGCTGCTGCGGAAACGCGCCAGGGTACAGCATGTTAAGCTGCGACATCACCGCGTCAGTCTGTTCGTCGGGCGTTTCGCCGCCCAAGAACCGCCTAGCATACGCTGGGATGTTGTGGCGCTGCGTGCTGGGTGTCTCCTGCACCAGCGCCGCAAAGCGTTCAAACAACGGGGCGGTGTCAATCCGCACGTCACCTGGGATCGAGTTCCAAAGGACGCGCTCCTGGTCGCGCGCGGCCTTGTACGCCTTGTCAAACTCCTCGCGCGCGATGCGAGAGGCGGCGTCCGCAGGAGCCCCCGGCTCCAGCGCGGCAATGCGCTCCCGCGCTCGCGTCTGCGCCTGCTCAACGCGGGCGTTAAGGGCGTCCGTCAGGCGACCGACGCGGCTTTCCAGGAAGGCCCGCGTTTGCATCGGGTCGCCGCCCAGAGCGCGGGCTTCTTCCTCCAGCGTCCGCTGGGCCGCCGCAGCGCGCTCGCGCAACTGCTGGGCAATGGCCGGGTTCTCGTCCGCTACGGCCTTTTCTAGGGCCAGCAAACGAACGTCGCCAGTACGTTGGGCGGGCGTCAGTTCGCTGATCGTCGGGGCTTCCGCCGCCCGAGACGCAGCGCCAGCGTCGGGCACCAGCGAAGTGAGCCGGCGGGCGGCGCGGGCTTCGGACCCAGATTGCGTGAATGGCGCAACGGCGCCCTGCGCCGCGCGAACGCCTGGCATCTGCGTCGCTAGGCGGGGGGCCGAAGCCAGCGCGCCAACGCTAAGGCCACCAGCCAGTTCGCCCAGCGCCCCAGCACCCTCGTCGCCAGGGAAGTTCTGCTCCGCAATGTACCGCCCGCCGCCAGCGCCAGCGCCTGCGGCGGTTTCAACGGCCATCGTTGTAATTGGCGCGGCAACAGGCGCTCGCGCAACGCTCTCGCCAACACGCGCGACAAGCGGGCGAGCGGACGTGGCAGCAAGACGCGCGGCGCCCAGCCCTGGGATCAGCATACCTACCGCTTGGCCAACACCCTGCCCGATGTATTCCTCCGGCGTCTCAGCGACCGCGCCCTCACTAGGCACCATCGGCGCATCGACGGCGCGGCCGAACCGGGCCAGCCCGGACTCGATGCTGGCCGAACCGCCAAACGGGCGTTCGCTAACCGGCAAGCCAACCGCGCGGAGAGCGGCGTTGGCGACATCAACAGGAGCGCCAAACGTCTCCGCAATGAGGCGGTTGGCAAAAGGAAGCATACCTTCCCCTCGACCCGTAGGCGCTTGGCGCGGGCCGGGGACGCCGTCGGCGGCGCGCGGTTGCGCCGGCTGGCTTGGCATAGACCGAAACGCCGCTTCTACCTCGCGGGTGAGTACGTCAGGCGCCGTGCCTTCCGGCGCTTCAATCTCAAACCGACGTCCGTCAGGCGCCGTGACTTCGTATCGCATGGCGCCCTCCTACTGGATCGGCCGGATAATAAACCCACTCGGCGTTCGTACCTCACCAGAGTTTTCAGCGGGTAGCCGAGCTGGCGTGCCTCGCCGCACAGGCGTGCGGTCTGCCGCTTCTGGAGACAGCGGCGCTTCGGGTGCGCCGACCACGGACAAAAAGTTACGGATGTTATTGGCGGCCACTCGGGCGCTTCGGCGCTCTGTTATGGGAAGATTGGTGTCGTCCGACGCGCGTTCTTCGTTCGCCAAACGGGTTCTGAGGGCGGTAGACATACCATGTATCCGCGTCTGAAGGGTTTGCGGATCCGTAAACGCGCCCGGCGTGATGTCGTATTCCCGAAGGATGCGCTGCATCTCGGCCACAGGAAAGCGGTCGTTCAGCGCCCACGCCCGGAGAGCTTCGTTCTTGGCCGTTTCAAACGCAAGGCGGCGGTTGGTGAACTCAGGGGAGACAAGGTTAATGCCAACCTGGCCAGCAACGCGCTGGGCCGCTTCGCCAACCGCAGGAAGCGCGCCCGTGGTCCGGGGCACTTGCGCCAATGCGTACAGCGTTCTGGGCGGCGCTTCCGCGCCCGCAGCGGCAGGAGCGGCGGGGGCAGCAGGAACGGCGGGGGCCGTCATCATGTTGAGCGGGCGGCTTTGGTTGGTGAACATGTTGCTCACGCGAGGCTGACCCGTAACCGGGTCGGCGTCGAACCGCTCAATTCCGTCCACAATTCCCATGGCCGTGGGACGGTCCACGCGAAACGTAGTCATGATGTCGGCGATGCGCTCATCCCGCGCCGACGGCGCTCGCGGTCGGTCAGGCGACGTGAAGACCGGCTCGCCAGTCCTCGGGTTGACCAGCGTACCGCCAGGGGCCACCGAGACGGGCGACGGCGGTCGGTCAGGCGACGTGAAGACCGGCTCGCCAGTCCTCGGGTTGACCAGCGTACCGCCAGGGGCCACCGAGACGGGCGACGGCGCCCGCTCTGGTGCGGTGAAAAGGACGTTCCCCGACCGGTCAATCACCGAGTTACCGGGGGCGACCGAGATGGGCGCTTGGTCTTGCGCTCGCGGGGGCGCCGTGTAGATGACATTGCCCGCCCGGTCGATGACCGAATTACCGGGTGCAACAGATATGGGTGCCTGATCTTGCGGCCGCGCAGGGGCCGTATAGATAACGCGCCCCGTTCGCGGGTCCACCAGAGAACTGCCGGCGGCAACAGAAACGGGCGCGCGTTCAGCCCCCGCCGTCGCCCTTTGAATTAGCAACTCCGCGCCGCCAGCCACATCTAAACGGGCTTGCGGGCTGAACCGTTGGGGGATGGAGCCCGCAAACTGCGGGAACTCCTGCACGACCCGGCCGCGCCAATCGTCCCAGGCCGCTTGGTCGTTAACGCCGCCCAATTGGCCCCGGTACAGTTTAAACCGGTCAGCATCGGTTTGCGCCCTAAGACGCGCGGTCTGCGCGGTCTGGTACGCCCGCTGCGAGGCCGCTTGTTCAAACTGCGGGGCCAGCATCGGCGCGGCGCGGCGGAGCTGGTTAAGGCCCTCTGGCGTGTTCAGATCGACGCCAGCGGCCATCAGACCGCGAAGCGCGTTGCGCTCCTGCGCCGTCTCCTGCGCCTCGGCCATCCGCATCCGGTTCATCTGGATGTTCTGGGCCTGCCCGTAGATCTGCCCGACGTCGGGCATCTGGAAGGGGCGGACCTGCAAGGCGATGGTGTTATCGACCATGTGCGTCGCCCCTTATCTCATCGGCCCATAGACGCCGGAACTGTAGTTTGGGTCTAGCCCAGGGTTGCCGGCAACCGATCCACCACCAGACGGGTTCATGAAGTTGTACATCATGTAGTTCGGCACAGCCGATTGCAGCGCGCCTGTCAGGGCGTTCACGCCGCCGACGTAGCCCGACGCGCGGGCGGCGCCTGCGCCCATCTGCGCGGCGCCAATTCCCCGCCCGGCTTCGCCAGCAGCGCCCGTCAGCACGTTCGTGCTGGACTGGCCCTGGCCCAACATTCCTTGCAGCGGGTTAAGCTGGGCGTTGCGGGCGGTGTAGTAGCGGTTGAAGGCGTTCTGGTACTCCTGCGAGGCCAGATCCTGCCCGAACCGCTGGACGCCCTTCAGCGTGGTGCCCGACAGCAGACCACCGCGCGCCGCCGCCGACCGCTCCAGCGCCTTCATACCCTCGCTCATGCGGAAACCGTAGCCGGGGTCGGCTTCGAAGTCGGACATGCCAAAGTCGCGGGCGTAGCGGCCAAAGTCAGCCGCGTTCGCTTCGCCGCCTTCCAGGCCCAGCAGCGTCATCAGCCGGTTCTGAGCGGTCAGGCCAGCTTCGCGGAACGGCGCTTGCAGCTCGACCTGGCGCTCAAACATCTCCCGCTGCGTGTTGGCGGCTTGGTCGGCGGCGCGTTTCTGCGCGCGGGCGGCTTGGCTGGATCCGTAGGCGCCAGCGCCAGCGCCGATTGCCGAAGACCCCAGAATAGCAGCGCCGGTGCTTATGGGTTCGGGCACAGCGGAAACTCCTTCCGGTAATCCTCAAACGTCTCACCGTAAAGCGACATCACGGTCGCGGCCTTGGCAAGCGCGGCGTCTTTACCCTGCGTCAGCAGAACAACCAATAGAACAATATCATAGAAGGCGGCGCGCCACACAAAGGACTTTTCGTCGGCCTTGCCAGCCCTTTCCGCGTCGTCGGACGCGACCCACTTCAAAATGGAATTGGCCATGATTGGGAGCAGCGTCCCGCTGTTGGCTTGGTAGAAGGGGTTCATCGGCATCTTGACGAGGCTGTTCCAAATGGCGTCGTGCAGCGCCTTGCGCTCCACGTTGTGCCCGTCAGCCACGTCGTCGAAGACCTGCGTCACAGCCCACACGGACAGCAGCCAATCCGCAGCGTCGGGGGGTAGCCCCAACACGTCATCAAACAGGGCCAGCAGCGATTGCTCGCTGGGCGTCATTGCGTCACCTCACGCCCGCTGGCGCGGATGTTAATGGCAGAGGCCGTGCCGGCGATAGTGGAGATGAAAGCCCCCGGCGACAGCACCTGACCGACAATCTCGGGAAAGGTATAGGTTTCGCCAGCTTGAAGCGCCTTAGTGCGAACAATCTGGTTGCTGTCGCTTGGTGAGCCGGCCGCCGTGACAATGTTGACGCTAATCGTCGCGGCGGTAGACGTGTAGTTGGTCGCCGTAAACTTGTCGATGATAGTCGTCACGCCGTTTGCAGTATACTGCGTGGTCTGCGTGTTCTCCGCAGTCTTGGCCGGGATTAGGACGAGAACGGTAACGGCCATGGTTTAGCCCTCTGCGATGGTTTTTGGGGGCGGGGGCGGCACAGGCAGGATCTGGCCAGCGGCCCAGTAGAACTGGTCGGCCGTCACATCGTCAGCGCATGGCGTCCAAAACAGCGGGGGAGCAACGGGAAACACGTTTGCGGCAACTTGCGCCACACGGTCGCCAAGGACGTTGCCTTCGGCGTCAAAGACCTTTTCGTTGGGAGATATTAGCGCCTGCATGGTTATGCCACCCATTCAACATAGACGATGCCGTTCACGGCGCCCGCCGCCGCCTGCGACACGTCCCCTCCGGTGCCAAAAGCGCCCGCGCCGTTTGCGGAGTTAATCGCCCACGCTGCGGTGGCGGCGCCGCTGCCCGCCGCGCGGGAATTACTGCCGCCAAAAGGCGCCATAGTGGTGACGCTGGTATTGGTGTTGCGGGTGGTGCCGCTAGCGCCAGCGCCGTTGGCGCCGACGCTTCCGTTTGTGAGCCCGGCGCCGCCGCCGGTAGCAGACATCAGCGCGCCGAACGAGGTTGTGCTGCCCGCAGTTCCATTGGCGTTTGTGCCTCCGCCCGCGCCGCCAGCCCCGACCGTGACCGTGTACGCGGTGCCGGGGACAACCGTCACGTTGCCAACGGCTACGCCCGCCGATCCGCCATTGCCGCCGTCGTTGGTGCCGCCGGTGCTATTATACCCACCGCCCCCGCCGCCCCCGCCGATCACCACAAGCCGAACCTGAGTGACGCCTGTTGGAGCCGTCCAAGTTCCGCTCGTCAGGAAAAGCTGTTCGCGGAGCTGAGACTGGGCGGATACCGCTAGCGAGCCGCCCGTCAACGACAGCCCCGTGCCGACCGTAATCTCCTCAACTGCGCCAGCGCTGGCCGTCGTGCGGCCCAGCAGGCGCGCCGTGTTCATCGTCAGCCCCGACAAGTCTACCGCGCCAGACGCAGCGGCGCCAAGATTGGTGCGGGCGGTTGCGGCGGTCGTCGCGCCCGTGCCGCCTTTGGCAACGGGGATGGTGCCGCCCGCCCAAGTGCCGCTGACATTGCCGGTGACGGTTAGGTCGCCGCTAACCGTTACCGGGCCGATGAACGTAGGGGCGTTAGAAGATATTGCGCCGGGCACATTATCAAAAGTACCAATGGTGATGCTCAACGCGGTCTGAAGCACGAACTTGTAGACCTGCGTGTCGTCCAGCCAGATTTCGTTCACGCGCCCGGCCGCGTCTAAGACGATAGGGTTTGCGTGCGGGGTTGACCCCGTGGAGGTGGTGTATGTGGCTTGCGGCGACGTGGTGCCCGCAGCGTAAGTGTAAATCAGCCCACCCGACAACGGGTCGCCGTTGTTGTCAAAAAACTGCGCCCCAACCCCGGCGAAAAGCGAAAGGATAACGGCCATGGTCTACCTCGGCACAAGGGTTATTGCGGGTGCAACAGTATAAGTTACACGCAGATAGTCGTATGGCGATAGCCAAAATACCCCTGCGGTTAGACCGACGCCATAGAAAGTTATGTTGTCTCGGGAAAAAGCAATAGCTGACACGGCGCCGCCCGTCACAATCAGATCTACCGAGCGGCCGGTTGTGTTTTGAAAAATGAACGGCGACGCGCCAACGGTGACGCCGCGGGGCTGAATGCTCCATCCTGGCACCTCGTCGGTGCGAGGAGGCGCAACGGCAAGCCCTTCAATGGCTTTGCGCAGCACAAGGTTGGTGTCAACGTCGTAGCCCCCAGAAGGGTTAAGCGCGGCGTCTTGCAAGGCGTTGAGAAAAACGGACGGGTCTGCTGACAGGGGGCCGATCTGCAAGTCTTGGAGGGACTCGGTGTTGGACCCGCTGCCCGCAAGGATGAACAGGTTAAAGAAAAACCGATACCACTCACGCGTCATCAGCCCCGTGTTAGCGTCAAGAACCGGAACGCGCGGCGCCGGAAGGTTGGTGACGTTGAGAACGCTAGGCATTGGTTGGCCGGGCCGCCAGTTCGGCGCCCATAATGGCGATCTTTACCGGGTCTGTGCCGGACACCTCGTAAACCCGGTCGCGGATCTCAAGTGTCATGCCAAGGCGGCGCCAGATGGTGCGAAAACCAAAGCGCCCGATGCGTCCCATCGACTTCCAATGTTCGTTCGACCAAGTGTGCCCGCCATTGTCCGACCAGCGCAACATGACCTGCGGGTTAGCTCCTTGAACAACTTGCGGCGTGGCTTCGATAAAATCGCCCGCTTCCGTCACCAGAAAGTTTCCGTTTTCAGCTAGCAAATAACTAATTACGCCGATAAAGTCTGTCCAATTTGACCCCGATAAGCCTACGCCTGTTTCGCAATCAAGTTGCAAACTGTAATGGGTCGTGCGCTTTAGGGTGTTCTGGCCAGTTGGCAGCGCTCGCCAAGAGCGCAACCACCGCTGGATTGCGCCGTTGTCGGCGTAAACGTCGAGGTCAAAGGCGTAGATGTTGCCGTTCTCGTAATCTCCCACGACCACTTCGCTGTTGAACGCCATCTGGCAGTTGCTGCGGTGGCGGGTGAAATCGCCGTTGCTCCACCCCGCGCGCTCATGCCATGCCTGAGTTGCGATGTCGTAAACCCAGGTGGTGTCGGCCTGCGGGAAGATCAGCACATAGAACGAGTGGCCGTCCTGCTGGTAGGTGTAGGCAATTGCGTCCGACAAATTGCCGTACTGTTGGATCTGCCATTCAACGGCGTGAGTTGAAATGCGAACGGCTTGGTAGCCGTTGGTACGGTAGACGATGCCGCGCCCGCGAGCGTCCGCGCCCAACCAGAAGACGCTGTTGTCCACTTTGGCAACGGAAAAGGCGGCGGCGCAACCTACCTCGTTAAAAGCGCCCTGAATGCGCTGGAGCGGAAAATCAGCTGTGCCAGCGTTGTACCAAACTTCGGTCGAGTTGGTGCCAAACAGCCAGACCTCACGGTTGCTGACAATTAGCGAGATAAGCCCGTCTGGCGAGCCCTCGGCGCTGGCAAAGTCAAGCGGGTCAACTTGCGTGCCTTCAAGCAGGCTCGTCACCCAAATCTTTTGGCTGTTCGGTTCGTTGAAGACGAAGTAGCCGTCAAGGTAGCCAACGGTGACCGCGCCGGGAAAATCAACGTCGGTGATCTTCTGAAAAACAGTCGTCAGCGTGTTGTAGATATAGCTAGGGCCGTTGGCGGCGATAAACAACTGCGTACCGTTATCGACCATCGACACCGGGCCGGTGTTTTCAACTGTTCCAATCGACGCGACATTCCAGTTCGTATCAACGCTGTAAAGCGTGTCGCCGGACACAACGTAGCCAAAATTGCCTAGTTGCCAGAGCCCGCGAACCGGGCCGGTGCCCAGCGTGGCAAGCAGGCGCAGGCCAGGCGCACGCTGAAGGAACGCCGGCTCCTTGCCCGCCTCAGGCACAATCTCGGGGAACAAGTTCACCATACGGCTGTCCGCAGCGTTGGTGCTGCGGGCGACGTAGGTGCTGCCGAGGATCGGCGTCTTCATCAGAAGTTGCCAGCGAAAATGTTGTAGCGCTGGCGGGTGCCCACGATGCTGTAAGGCAGCGCCATCACGTCATCGGGGTTGTTGATCCGCTTCAGATTGCGCTTCGACGCCATGGCGATGCGCGACACCTGGAAGGACGGCTCAACGCCAAACTCCGGCGCCATCTCGCAAGCCAGATTGTAGCGAAAGGCGCGCAGGTAGCCCGGCGGGAAGGCTAGGTCGGTCGCCAGATTGGCGGGCTGCGACAGCGGCTGCACGGAGACGATGTGGAACTCAAGCACCTTCGTCGGCACCGGATAGACGTACATCTCGATGTTTGGGTACGTCATGTTGACCCACAGCACCTGGGGGTAGGTGCTGGTCACGGTCTTCACGGCGATGCCGTTGTACTGCTGCTGGTTGATCAGCTTGAGGCCGTAGGAGATGCCGGTCGCCGGATCGCGGAAGTAGGTGCTGTCTTCCACCAGGATTGGGCGGTCGCCCACGATGTCGCCGGTCGGGCCAAAGGTGCGGAAGATCGCGCTAGGCGGCCACGTCTCGACTTGGTCCTGGGTGGAGAACACGGCGAGGCGCTCGGTGTTCCAACTGTCGATCATCTGGTTCATGGCGTTGAGCGCGTCCTGAGACGTCTCAGCGGACGGCGTCTCGCCCTCGGCCAACACGCCCAGCAGGCGGAGCGATCCGTTGATGATGTCGCCTGCCGTGGCCATGTCAGTTTTCCTTGTCGGCGCGCGGGCGGCCTCGACGGCGCGGGGCCTCAGAGGTCATTGTATCACCACCAGCAACGCGTGCCAGCATATTGACAGGGGTCGCGTCTGGGGCCGCCATCCGCGTCCAGCCGTTCTCCTCGTCATGCTCGGCTTCAAGGTCCATCGTAGCGACCTTAACGCCGTGTCGGGGGTGGGCAAGGTAGATGATGGACATGGAGTATCCAGAAAAAGGTGGCCCCCTGCCGAAGCAGGGGGCCGGTTGGCTTACGCCACGCGGTACAGCGTCCACGCGCCCGCGCCAGACTTGCGGGCGATGAAGGACGCGCCGGTCGTGACCGGGACGGTCATGGTCAGCGAACCCGTGATCGTCCAGCCGGTGTTCGTGGCGATGATCGCCGTGCCGGAAGACGTGCCCAGGTTCACCAGACGGAAGCTGAACGCCGTGCCCACCTTGTCCGAGTTGGACAGGGTCAGCTCCAGATCCGCCACCGTCGGCAGCGTGTAGGTGACGGACGCGGCGGTGATCCCGGAGTTCGCCAGGATCAGCCCGTTCAGCACCTGCGCTGCGGTGAGGGTCGCCGCCGTGGTGACGGCCACCGGGTCGGGGAGCGCGTCGATGAGAGGCTCGTTGAGGTTGCCGTCACCGATCTGGTAACCGCCGCCGCCATTCGG